GTTGTTTTATCTATAAATCTTTGAACAAAATATTGAGAGGGAGTTCCTTTAGATAATTTTCCTGACAAACTAGAATAAGTAGATCTATCAATCTTTGTCATCGCTGAGTCAGCTTGAGTAGTCTGCGTTCTATTTTGTCTAAAAGTTGCCTCTAATATATCTGCAACACCAAACGTGCTTGATCCACTTGTTCCACCAACTGTAACTGATGATGTGCCATCAGCGCTTGATCTGAAGAAAGTATACTCTGCTTGACCTTCAATAAGATCAATATTTGTATCTCCTACTTCCCAATAGTGCAAACCTCTATTACCCCATTCTTG